CCAGTCAACAGCCGCAGGTGTTACAGGTATTGCTGACCTCACATCTGCTCCTGCTGCCTTCTTGCTAGGCCGACCAGTAATCAATAACGATGTAAGCGGAAATGGGTTTGCAACAACGGTTGCCGCTAACAATGAAATTGCCATACTGGGAGATATGAGACAGTATTATCTGTTTGACAGAATTGGCTTCACAATCAGGCGTAACGACAGCCTGTATATGGAGAATGACCAAGTCGGATTTTTTGGTACCAGAAGAGGCGATGGACAAGTAGGACTTGCCGCAGCCTTCAAGATTCTAAAAGCCGCCGCTTCCTAAGAAGCGTAGACAATCGGGGCTAGGTGGGAGTTATATGGACTTCTCCCCACCTAGTCCCATTAGAGGAGATAACAATGGCAGTAAAAGTTAAATGTATAAAGGACGTTACTATCAGTTCCGTCAACATTGCGTATTTAGAAGGTAATGAATATGAAATGCCTGCAAAACAGGCGAGTGATTATTCTGAGTATTTTGAAAAGATGGAAACCACGCCAAAGAATAAGGCAAAGAAAACAGAGGAAAATAAATAGTGGTCACTAGACACACCTATGCCAGTACAGATGATTTAAGGGAATACCTTGCAGGTACTTCCTATGCTTCAAACTGGACTAGTGATAGTGGAATAATAGAGCGAATAGTTGAAGCATCTTCAAGACGTATTGATAACTATGTTGGGATGACCAGTTTCGGCCCTAGAATTGAGAGCCATTATTTTGATATTGGCTCTGGTGCGTTGCGTTCATCCAGACAGAATTTAAGAGATGTTACAGGGGGTTCTACTATTGGAACCCAAGTTGCATATGTTAATTCGTTACCTCTTGATGATTGGTTAATTTCAGCAACAACTGTAACCTCATATAAGCAAACCGCTAGAACTACATCAGAGACCCTTACAGAAGGGTATGACAATGATTACTGGCTATTGCCATATAACTCCTCACCTAAAAAGGTTCTGCGTTTAAATGAGGACACAGCAAAAGGTTTTCATGGGGGTCAACAAACCCTTTTGATTACAGGAGAATGGGGCTATACTAATGATACGAGTGTTGTCACTACGGCTGACGCTATCAGTAGCACCTCCACGAACAGCATTAGTGTGACCAACGCCAGCAATTTTGGTTCTGCACAGACTATTAAAATTGATAGTGAACAGTTGTATATTACTGCAATTAGTGGCAACACTCTCACCTGTGAACGTGGCGTAAATGGAACAACCGCTGCTACTCATTCTGGCGGAGCTAATGCCAGTAAATTCCTATATCCAGAACTTGTTGTTCAAGTTTGTCTGGATTTAAGCAAAATCTTCTTTCGGGATAGAGACATGGGCGTAGTTAATGCTTTTGGAAGTGGCGATATGGGCGTTACTCGTAGCGACTTGGAAGCTCTTAACACTTTGAAAGCCCTAGCAGAATATCGAGCCGCAACGGTAGACAGTCTGGTGTTTTTCTAATGGCAAATGAGGTAAAGCTATCAGGCCCGATATTCAGTAGCCCAAATAAAAGGCTTGCTAAAGCATTGAATACCTCATTGCTTGATATAGCAATTTTGGGTTCTGATTGGGTTAAGAAGCAGCTAGTAAAGGGGCATGGATTTAGAACTGGGTATTTGAAAGGTTCTGTTGGTGGCGGTCTGGTAAAAAACTTACATGCCCAGATTGACGCAGGGGAATTACACAAGGGCAGAAATTTAGTTTATGCCGCTTGGGTTGAGGGTGTATCAAAAAAGAATAAATCCAGTAGCTTTAAAGGCTACTTTATGTTTAAAAATGTCTTTAATAAGTTGAAGAAACAACCTAAAGAAGTTAAGGACATTATGGCATACAACATAAGGAATGAATTGAATTGAGCAGGTCAGGAGCATTAGACAGGATAGACGCACTATTAGGGACTGTCACAGACCCTGCTTTTTCTGCTGTTATGCGAGGAGAACCGATGTCTATAAGCCAGACACCAGTTCTGGCCTTTTGGCTTAATGGGCGTTCTGTTGATTTTCTTACATTGGCGGATGAATCAAGCAGGGTAGATTTAACAATAAGGGCATATTTTAGAATGCAGGTTTCTCAGGATGTCAGGGAATCTGTTGAACTCGACTTATGGGATGCCGCTGTAAATATAGATACGGCATTGAGGGGAGATTCAGATTTAGCAGGAAATGTAACCGATATAGAGATTGGTGATATGTCAACGGCGTATACAGATATGGGTGGTGTGGCATACAGGACACTCGATGTTCCTTTGACATTGATATTAATGGGCGATGTAGTAATAGCTCCATAGGAGTAGTTTATGGCAAAAGTAAGCGGATTGAATGTACGGCTCTTTGTGATGGGTAATGACCTGTCTGGTGATGCTAACGCCCTTGATGGAGCAGGATACACACAGGAGACATTAGAAACAACAGCATTAGAAAGTGCGGCGGCTTCTAGGATTACAGGATTGGTTGATGGTTCATTGAGTGTAAATGGTTATTTTGATAATGCCGCTAATAAGATTCATGCCACTCTTTCCAGTAACTCTGGAAAGCTACCATCGGCAGACCAAGTAGTGCTTGCTCCTATGGGGTCAGCGGTTGGGAGTCCCATGTGTGGAATTTCGGCAAAAGAGGCTGATTACAATGTAAGCAGGGGGACAGGTAGTGCAATTACTGTCACCAGTACATTTACTGGTAATGGGGTAGGTGGAGAATTTGGCGTGATGCTTACAGCATTTGATGACACGCATTCATCAGCTACCAATGGCACAGCCGTTGATAATTCAGCTTCTTCAGCAAGTGGCGGAGCAGGGTATTTGCAAGGGGTTTCTCTTGCTAGTGGGAGCGTAGTAATAAAAATTCAGCATTCTGCTGATAATTCATCTTGGGCGGATTTAATAACTTATTCATCGTTGGGAACAAGCGGAGTCCCAACTGCTGTACGGACTGAGGTTACAGGTACAGTTAATAGATATTTAAGGGTTGCCTCATCTGGTACATTCGCAAACGCAAAAATAGCAGTCGGTTTTTCAAGATTCTAAGGGGGAATATATGGCAAAGCAATCAGGACTCGGAGATTACATAGCGGTAGACGATAGTGGCGGAACTGTTAGGGATATCTCTGACAATATAACAGGATATGAAATAGGGAATACTCAAGGGCTTCTTGACTCAACAACTATTTCAAAGTCTGCTATGGAGAGGTTAATTGGATTAGGTGACTTGTCCATCTCTCTGTCGGGTATATTTGATGCGGCAAGTAATAAATCGCATGACGTTTTCAAGACAAAATCAGGGACACGAACAGTTACATTAGCAATTGGGGGAAACACAAGCACCTACCCAAAGCTAGAGGCTGAATGTTTAGTTGCTGATTATAATGTCTCCAGAGGAAATGACGGTTCAATAACTTGGGCAGCAACTCTGAATCTACAGAGCGGCACAGTTCCAACATGGTCAACTGTCTAATAGTGAAAATATGGTCGAAAAAGTAAAAGTCACCAAGCATACGCCTTTCGTCCTAACCAGACGAGAGGCATTGCTGAAGTTTCCAGAGGACTCTGATTATTACGGTCTTGAAGTCCGAGCAAAATTAGATGTTGATATGAAAACATTTATTCAGTTTCAGCGGCTTGGCTCTGAGCCAGACGCAGATGAAAGTCAGTATCTTTTTGAGAAGTTTGGCAATGATATTGTTGTTGAATGGAATTTGTATGATGAAGATGCAAAGCCAGTAGCTCCTGACGGTGATGGGTTTATGTCTTTACCCCCTGCAATATGTATCGCAATGATAGGAGCATGGGCAGAGAATGTTAGTGCTGTGGGGGAAGCCTAGAGGCTGACATTATCAAATGGGTATCTGTAGGGGGTGGAACTGACAGGGACGGAAACCCGATAGTGAAACCTCCAGAATTAGCTAATGCGGAACTGATAGACAATATATGCCAGAGATATGGTTGTTTGCCATCCGAGCTAATGAAAGAAGATGTCAGTCTGTTAAAAATGTTGCATATAGTTACTCTGGGAACTAAGGACAAAACGTGACGAGTCAAAACCTAGTTAATATATTAGTAAAGGCAGATAGCTCAAAAGCTGAAACCTCTTTTCATAAAGTAAGAAAAGCTGTATTGGGTGTGTCACTAGCTGCGGCAGGTGCGGCAGCAGCTCTAGTAAAAATTGGGGATGATATAACCAAAGCAGGTAGAAATATTCAAGCCTCAACAGGAGCATCAGGAAAAGAACTGGAATCTCTAAAGAAAGAGTTTAAAGATGTGGCATCAGCAGTTCCCCAAGATTTCGATACCGTTTCAAAATCTATTGGTTCAGTTTTTACTGAA